GTCTCTTCTATTGCCCATACGTTCCGCTTCAGATGGTTCGTGCGGTTGATCCAGGTTCGTTCCAACCGAAGATTGGCTTCAAGACACGTTACGGCATGGCACCGAATCCATTCGCCAAGGGTACAGCTGCTGCTTCTGCAACAGCTGTTCTTGAGCAAGATTCGAACAAGTACTATCGTCGCGTTCTTGTTAACAACTTGATGTAATAAGAGTTGGAATAACCAACCTAAAAACTGGAAGGGGAGTCGAAAGGCTCCCCTTCTTTTTGGCATGTACAATATATAAATAGTGTGTATAATGGGTATTGCAGCCAAAGGAAAGATATGACAGCCGTAAATAATATAAACAAAAACTTTCTGTCACCTTTAGGCTATAAGTTTACTTTGGCTCGAGCGCCTGCGATCAGTTACAATGTACAGACTATTCGTTTTCCTGGTGTACAGATGAGTAACGGCGAGAGTCCAACTCCGTTCGTTCCGATTCCAGTCACAGGTAAATTGACTTATAGCCCACTCGATTTAACGTTTCGAGTCAATGAAGATATGACAGACTATCTCGAGATCTATAACTGGATGGTGGCTTTGTCATCGCCTACTAGTTTTGATGGTTATAGGACTTTACGGAATTCTCAGGTTGGCGGTGCATCTACTTTGTATTCAGATCTCAACTTACAGATTATGAATAGTAGCATGAACTCGAATATTATGATAACTTTTTATGATGCATTTCCAATCAGTATCGGAGATATGGAGTTTAATAGCACAGATACTAGTGTCAATTATATAGAATGCAGTGTAGAGTTTAAATATCTAAGGTATGATATCGAAGTTTTATAGGATGAGTTATGAAAATTGATGACATTTATGCAGAATGGGAAAAAGATTCCCAGATTAATCGCTCTGAGCTCGGCGACGAGGCGCTCAATATTCCAAAGCTCCATCACAAATATTTTAAGATCTTTACGCATGAGCGTCTGCTGCTTCGTAAGCAAGAAGTCGAACTCAAGCAACTGAAACTTGAAAAGTTAGAGTTCTACACTCTCGGACCGACAGAAGAGTCTCATGAGAAAGGTTGGCGCTTACCGCCACAGGGCAAAATACTCAAATCTGAAGTGAATAACTATATCGAAGCAGACACGGATATGGTAAATCTATCATTGAAACTCGGCATTCAGCACGAGAAGATCGATCTCCTTGAATCCATTATCAAGTCTCTCACTGCTCGTGGTTTTAATATTAAGGCAGCAATCGAGTGGGAACGTTTCAAGGTCGGTATTTAATGAGTTCAGTGCACCTTAAATTTATTAATAATGTTCACGTCAAAGTGGAGGCAGAACCATCGACTGTCATGGAATTGGCAGACGAGTTCACGTTCTATGCAGAGAATTATAAGTTCCATCCAAAATATCGAGCGAGAATGTGGGATGGTAAGATTCGTCTTATTAATAATCTGACCGGACAGGTATACGCTGGATTAGCAAGACATATCAAGAAATTCTGCGATGCTCGAAACTACACGTTCTCGTTTGACGAGCAGTTGTACTATGATGGTGTTTCTGAGCACGAGCTCAGAGAATTCATATATACTCTTGGAATTCCTGAAAAGTATACCATCAGAGATTATCAGTTCGATTCTATCTTGAAATGTATTCGATCGAATCGAAGAACGTTGGTATCTCCAACTTCTTCTGGTAAATCTCTGATGATCTACATTCTAATGAGATGGTATCAAAAGCATAAAGCTTTGATCATTGTTCCTACCATCGGTCTCGTCAATCAGATGGAGAGTGACTTTCGAGATTATGGATATACGGGTGATATTCATATGTCGACTCAAGGTTTGAGTAAGTCGAATGATATTGAATGTGATATGGTCGTGACGACGTGGCAGTCATTGAACAATGGTAAGAATAAGATGCCAAAACCTTGGTATCAACAGTTCGGAGTCGTCTTCGGAGATGAGGCTCACGGAGCAAAAGCGACTTCGCTTATACAAATTCTTAGCAGTCTTACTGGTTGCAAGTATCGTTTTGGTACTACTGGAACTCTCGATGGTACACCTCTTAACGAGACAACAATCGAAGGTCTCTTCGGTCCAAAGTATAAAGCCGTCAGTACAAAAGATCTTATGGACCAAGGATACGTATCGAAACTCAAAATTAAGTGCATCGTTCTCAAGTATGATGAATCAACTAGCCATGCAGTCAAAGGAAAGACATACCAAGAAGAGATCGATTTCCTCATCAATTGCGACGCTCGAAATAAATTTATTCGCAATCTCAGTCTCTCGTTAAAAGGTAATAAACTTGTTTTCTTTCGAATCGTGGATCATGGCAAAATACTTTATGATCTCATCACTAAAAGTACAAATCATAACGTTTTTTATATTGATGGTTCTGTCAGCGGTGATACTCGAGAATCGATACGAAAGGCGATCGAAGAAGAAGAAAATGCCATTCTCCTCGCATCGCTCGGTACTACATCGACTGGAGTTAGTATCAATCGGTTACATCATATGATCGCCGCTTCTCCATCGAAATCGAAGATTAAAGTTCTACAGTCTATCGGTCGCATGCTTCGGATACATGAATCAAAAGAACAAGCTGTGCTTTATGATATTGTCGACAATCTCTCTTATAAATCTCATCAAAACTTTACTCTTCTTCACTTTATTGAACGTACGAAGATTTATGATGCAGAGCAGTTTGACTACGAAATTTATAATGTGAAAGTTTAATATGATAAAAGTAACACATCTTATTAGCGGCGAAGTTCTTATCGGAAAAGTTGAAGAAAATCAAAACGAATATATTATTACGCATCCATTCCTAATGGAAATTATCGATGACTCAAATGAAAGTTCTGGTATTCGTATGGATTATTTGTTAGCATTTTCGAAAGATAACTGTGTACATATAAAGAAAAATGCTGTATTGTATAACTATAATCCTTCAGATAGAATGGAAGAATATTATAGTCGACTTTCCGAATTTACGGCCAAACGTGAGAATGATGAAAGTCTAAAACAAACCCTCGAGGGTATGGATGAGATGGAGCGTAAATTGCAATCTCTCTTGACACAAAGACTCGTAGGAAAAAGTACAATAAATTGAGAAGGTTGAATGATGATTAAAAAGAAATCGACTACCCATTATATCGATAATAAACTATTCTACACTGAGATGGTCAAGTTCTGGAATTCTTGTCAAGAAGCGAAGAAGAATGGTGAACCGAGACCAGCTATTCCAAATTATGTAGGCAAATGCATTATGCTGATTGCGCAGCGCCTTTCAACTCGACCTAACTTTATCGGATACTCGTATCGTGAAGAAATGGTAGGAGATGGTATTGAGAACTGTCTGACATACATTCATAACTTCAATCCAGAAAAATCTTCGAATCCATTCGCTTACTTTACACAGATCATTTACTATGCATTCTTGCGTCGAATTCAAAAAGAAAAGAAGCACACATACATCAAGCATAAAGCTTTTGAGAATAGTATGATCATGAATACACTCGTGGATATGGCACCAGAAGATCGATCACACTTTAATGCAGCATTTGTCAATGTCTCAGAAAAGCTTGGCGAATTAGTAGAGAAGTTTGAAGCAAAGAAACCACCAAAGCCAGTCGAAAAGAAAGGCGTAGAGAAGTTTATTGAGGACGAAGAAGATGAAGGATAATGTTCCAGTTCTGGTTCAACAGATCAGAGAAAACATGCTGAATGAAAAAACACCTGAACACATTCGGTATAACTACATGATGATCATGGAACTGATTCGCGATTTTGCGGATATGTCTTTACGTGAATATCATAGTGATAAGAAGAAGATTTTTAAATGAAAATTGCTTTGATCACGGATACCCATTGGGGTGCACGCGGAGATTCTGCGGCCTTCGCAGAATATTTTAATAGGTTTTATTATGACTACTTTTTCCCGTATCTTTCTACTAATGGTATTAGCCGCATTTTTCATTTGGGCGATATTGTCGATAGACGAAAGTATATCAACTTTGTCACAGCGAGAAATTTACGGCGATTCGTCGAATACTGTGATACTTCCGACATTCGATTAGACGTGATCATTGGTAACCATGATACTTCTTTTAAGAATACCAACGAAGTGAATTCGATGCGCGAGTTGTTTGATCACTCGACGTATAACATTCATTATTACTCAGATCCAACAGAAGTCGATATCGACGGCTTGAATATCGCCGTACTTCCTTGGATTTGTTCTGGCAACTACGATGAAAGCATGGAGTTTATCGATAAGACTTCTGCGCAGGTTTTATTTGGGCATCTTGAGCTTGCTGGCTTCGAGATGTATAAGGGTGCAGTGAATGATCATGGATTTAGCGCTAGCATGTTTGATAAGTTTGATGTCGTGTGTAGTGGGCATTTCCATCATAAGTCCACGCGTGGTAATATCAATTATCTTGGCGCACCCTACGAAATGTCTTGGTCTGATTATGATGATCCAAGGGGTTTTCATATATTTGACACAGACACTCGTGAGCTAACATTCATACAGAATCCTTATACGATGTTTCAGAAGTGGTTCTATGATGATGCCAAATGGCCCAACTTCGAATCGATTCACAGGTTAGATTTTAGTTCGGTCAAGGGTAACTATGTGAAGGTCATTGTCAAGAACAAGAACAATCCTTTCTGGTTCGATACATATATTGATAAGCTCGAAAAGGCAGGTGCTCTTGACATTCAGGTGGTCGAAGACAATCTTAATCTTCAACTGGAAGATGACCGTGACATTGTCAATGAAGCGGAAGATACACTCACAATCCTCACCAAAGTAGTCGACCAGTGGGAAACTCCGGTCGATAAAAAAAGATTGTACAATTTCTTAACAACGCTGTATGGTGAAGCTTTAAGTGTGGAGTAATCATGATTTATTTTAACAAACTCCGATGGCAGAATCTTTTGTCGACTGGAAATCAAATGACTGAGGTCCAATTGGATCGCAGTAAGTCGACTCTCATTCTCGGTGAAAATGGTGCAGGCAAGTCGACGATCTTGGATGCGCTTTCTTATGTCTTGTATGGTAAAGCTTTCCGTAACATCAATAAGCCTCAGCTTGTTAATTCGATGACAAATAAGAACCTTTTGGTCGAATGTGAGTTCTTGATAGGAAAAAACGCTTTTCTTGTAAAAAGAGGTATACGACCTAACCTATTCGAGATCTATCAAAATGGTGTACTATTAAATCAAAATAGCTCCAATAAAGATTATCAAGATTACTTTGAGAAGCAGGTATTGAAATTAAGTTTTAAATCCTTCAGCCAAATCGTAGTATTAGGCTCTGCAAACTATTTGCCCTTTATGCAGCTCCCAGCTCATGGGCGAAGAGAAGTCATTGAAGATCTTCTGGACATTCAGATCTTTAGTACGATGAACACTCTTTTGAAAGAGAAGGTCATTGAGAATCGAAATGAACTCCATGAGTCTGATCATAAGATTAACTTGATCGAGAATAAAATTGAATTGGCAGAGAAGCACATCGTTTCTCTTCGTACCAATAATGACGAGTTGATTAAAGCCAAGCAAGGTATGATTGAAGAACTCGAAGATCGTGTAGAAGAGACTGAAGTTGCTATCCAGGCAGTATCTAATAGTATCCTATCTCTCAGCGCACAGATCGAAGATCATGACAAGGTATCGAAGCGTAAGCTCAAGCTACGACAGATGGAAACTGATCTCGAGAATAAGATTCGTAAGTTTAAGAAAGAAATCTTGTTCTTTCACGACCATGATAACTGTCCGACATGCCGTCAAGGTATCGATCATGGTTTTAAAGAAGAATGGATTAGTAGTCGTACAAATAAGACGAGCGAGATCGAAGACGCCATGGCCGAGATCGAGAAGCAGATGCAAAACATCGAAACCCGATTGAACGAGATCGCCGATATCAACACACAGATTACTTCTTACAATACACAAATCACTGGTCATAATGCAGACATTCGTTCTTGGCAGAATTCGATTAAGACTCTCAGCGCAGAGATCGAATCGATTCGTAACAATACGCTTGCGATCGATACAAGTAATGATGATGTTGATACTTTTAAAACTGAACTCAAGAATACGAAGGCTCGCAAAGAAGAACTCACACATCATCGTTCGGTTCTTGAAGTCGCAGGTGTTCTACTCAAGGATACAGGTATCAAGACGAAGATCATTAAG